TTGATAACGTCCACGCTCACGCATTGCTCTACTTGTAAAAATACCAATAACATTATCTGCTGTATTAATTTTACTAATACCACCTGCAATGTGACTATGATCAAACTCTATTTCATCTACTGCACTTCTGTTTAACTGCGATGCTGTAACAAATACAACATCTAACTCTTTAGATAAGTTACGCAATTCTTCTGCAACATATTTGTCTTTAACATATAAGTCACTTGGTGCTACTTTTGTGCTTATTGGCATACACAAATCTAAATAATCTACTAACACTACATCTGCTTTCATACCTTTTTGCACATTTAATTCTTTAACATAACTTCTAAAATCATTAATATTACTTTGTGCTGGCATATATTTTATTTGTAAGTTGCCTGCTTTTTTACTTACAAGTTTAATTTTCATTTCAACAGTATCCAAATCTTTAAATATTTCCTTTGTAGAAATATTGGACACCATACTATCAATTCTCATTGCAGTTAATTCTTCACTCAACTCCAATGTAAAATATAATACATTGAGTCCTGCAAGTACCCAATTAACTGCTAAATTTTGCATAAACAAACTTTTACCACTACCACTACCACCAGCAAATATTTGCAACTCACCTCTATTAAATCCACCAAACAATTTTCTATCAAACATTTCCCAACCAGTGCTAACTTGCCCATTACTTGTTTTTAATGTCATTAAACGTTCGCGTGGATTGTCCCAATAATCAGTTCCCATGTCTTTTGTAAGGCCAACCTGCACGGCTTCCTTAATTTTGGCCTCTACTAACCCATAGTCACCTTTCTCTAACAAATCTGCACTGTCTAATATTGCACGTTCTAGTTCTTTATGCCTACTAAACTGTTCAAACTCATCTAATAACCAATTACTGTGTTCTTCTAACTGCTCAGTCACAACATCTTGTAATTTGGAACCTGTTTTGCTGTTTATTTGATTTACTTCTGGCAATGTTTTGTATTGATCTACATAATTTAATACAAATGTTGCTATTGGCCGCAAACTTCTATCAAAATTCTGCGGATTGAATATATTTTGCACTCTAACAAATGCTTCTGGATTGCTTACTAGCATTTCCAAATATAATTTTTGTAATTCTACGTTATATTCTTTATTCATATACTGTAATTATCTATGTTTGTAAACGTTTTTGGTGTAATTGAATTTTTAACCGTGTGGACTGAACATTATCCAATATATTCTTTAATGTAAACATTTTGCCGTAATTTAATACTGCTTCATTTATATCTTTGCAAGTATCATACCAAGTTGGGAAACTAACATCCCAATTGTACTTCATTGCTTGTGTTATAAGTTTATTACCAGCACTATCATTATCTGGCACCATTATTACTTGCCTATTTAGACTTTCTATCAAGTCTACTTGTGCATCACTAATATCACTACCTAATATTGCAACTCCATCTATAGCAATTGCATCAAATGGGCCTTCTGTGACAATAACAAACTTACGATCTTCAGTTTGCCTGTCCATATTAAACACATAACCCGCAGGCGTACTAGTAAAATATTTTGGATTGCCACGAACTGCTAATCGTGCCGTGTATCCTACTATTTCATCTTGCCAAAAAAATGGAATTATCACTCGCCTATCAAATTTTGTCTCTGTAATTGGTGTCCAGTAATATGGATAATCATTTTCATCCAATCCACGCTTATGTAAATATTCTAATATAAGTTTATTATCAGATGCTAATGGACTACTTTGTTCCGGAAAATCTTTCTTCTCAAAAGTAAATTCAATTTCCTCTGGAATTAAGTTTTGCTCAATTGCTGTCTCTTTTAATTGTATAGCAGTTAATACAAGACGCTTTATGTCAGATTCCGGAGTGCCAAGCCAATCCATAAATTGTCGCAGTTTACGACTTAATGGCCTACCTGGTTGCCACCCTGTTTTATATCCACAATTAAAACAATTATACGATATTGCCTCTCCATTAAGTATAATACCGCCTCTACCACGTTTGTCTTGCGTTTCTCCGTTATGAACACAACATGGAGCATTAAAGGACTGCCAGCCACTGGAACTTTTCTTTACCTTTCCTGGTAAATTACTCATAATGACTGACTGTATTTGATTCATACAGTTATTATATAGGAGTTACTGCTAAAAGTCAAGGACGATATAGAACTTTTTCTAAACCACCTGAAAGTGTAGCAACATCCATTGTAAAGGCTGCGGCGCCGCCACTACCTAGACTAGAATCCGCAATTGTAATTGTATCATCTACTGCATGGCCACTGCCACTTGTAACGATCGTAACACTTGTAACTGCACCAGACCCATTAACAACAATATTAAATGTTCCTACTGTGCCCGAACCGCTGGACGTACCAGTTACTCCAGTATATGTGCCTGCTGTTCTTGATCCATCAGCCGCACTAAATGTATCCATACTCGCATGAGCACCCACTGTCGGAGTACATTTAATACGAATTCTACTATGAACACCGTTCCAATTTGTATAACCAACGCCAGTTTCATTAGTTAGATTTAATGTCTTAATATCAAAATAATCATCATCTGCTAATGAAATATTATCATTCAATGTACCTTGTATTACAATAGTACCAGTATATGTACCTGAAAAATAAAAAGCCGCAGTTTGCAACGCAGAGTTTTGATTAAGTTTGGAATCTGCTACTAGTGGATTACTTGTATGGGTTGAACCTGATATAGTAAAGTCTGCTGTATTTAATACTTTACTATCTGTAAGTGTTGGGAAAACACCATCTGCAATTTGTAATTGTCCTAATACATCATATGCACCATCTACATAACCAATACTTGCATTTGCCTCACCATCAACTACTTTTACTGAATAATTAAGATATTGAGAGTCTAAGTCTAGTAAATCATTTTCTGTTATAATAACTTTTGCTGTTCCTTTTATTCCATTCACTACACTAGCCGTTTTACTTAATATCACGCCAGTATCACCAACATTATCTAAAATGTTAAATGTAATTGTTTTATCAGTAATTGTTAACGACTTTTGATTATCGTTCTTTAGTGACAATTGTATGGTATTGTCAATACCCTTGTATACCTTTATAGGATGATTATACATTTCATACCCCCAATGCTCCTTATCAGTGTCCGCCTTTATTTTCAGATTAACATTTTGGTTATATAAATAGACCGTAGTAACTAACATATTTTAAGACCTTTTACTATATTTATATGCCGAACATATATGAAGAGTTAACAGAAAAGTACCCTTTCATCAGTTATATCAAATATGCTGATAGGGAGATAGTAGGTATTATCCTCAATAAAGATGCAACCATTGTAAGCATTTACGACTTTAATGAGTTGCCGAACACAGAAGCAAAACAAAAATTTCTAGATCTAGGGGAAACATGGTGGTGGGAATCAAATAGAATGTTTCCTATAAACATATTTCTTAAACAAGAATTTGCTATCTTCAAACCATTTATCAAAACATTTATGGCTAAAGATGTTGAAATAGTTCATGGTCCATATGTTAGTATGAATGAATTAGCACAACGCCGGACTAAACGCAGGAATATACAACTAGTCCAAAAGGTTAAGTAAATTCATATGCACAACCACTAAATGTGCATAAGCAACCGCGTGTGACTTCTTAAAATAATATCCTTCATCAGGCTTTTCCCACACTTGCTCGCCAATCTCTTTCCATGTTTTGCCAATCAAGTAACGTTTTGCTGGACGAATTACAGACAAAAACATTGCCATCCGCGGAATAGTATCTGGCTTCATTTTTTTAATAAGATCATATTGATTGCCTACATGAATTAATTGCTCACAATATTCTTTTTCTAATAATCTTTCCCACGGTGGTTCTGTAAACATTAAATCAATTAAATGTGCTTCACTTTTAACTTGACTATACACGTTTACATTAAGCAAATCTAATTTAAAATAACCACGGTCTTCCGCATCTTTATGATCAAGAGAACAAATTCCTTTTACTGGATCAGTTGGAACATCGGTAAAGTATACTCCAGTATTATGTTTCACCAATTCATTTCCCCTAATAATAGTCGCAGGAGTATGATGCTTTACTTTTTCCAGCACAGCAGTTCTATCTGCAAAATCTATATCAATATCAAACTTAAGGCTCATATTGGTGTCTTGCCCTTGGTACAATCGGTAATGCTAAAAATCCTAAACGTGGCATTGGTAAATTTCCACCAGCATCGTCAAATGCTTCTATATATTCATACCCATGTTTAAAATATGTTTCTTTATAATAACTTGAATCTTCCCACCACACTATCAATTCTTTATGCTTATCTATTGGATCTGGATTAAATCGTAAGTGTACTTCTATAATATTATCATTAATACATTCAACATTTATGCCAATTACATCTTTTAATTCATCAAACCAGTCTGGAAGTTTAATAAACCTATTTCTCTTAACCCATTTACTCCATCTCCACAACTTTTCTTCTCCTGTTTCCCTAAAACCTTCCCAACAATTTAATTGTCGCCAACCTTTTGCATAACGAGGAGTTCTTAATGGAACTTCCCATTCTTCTTCCCATATGAAATCATATGAGAAATGCCTCCCTTCAAACTTTTCACACCAAAAATGGCCCGGCGGCAGAGTAGTATATTCATCTGGGTCCATCTCTACAGTTTCAGCACCTACGCCCATACCTTCTATATTCATAATAGGACGTACAATGTATTCTTCTTTAAGTAATACATTTACACCAGCCGGGCCACATCTATAGCCTAATTTTTCACTTAACCATAACTTGTTATACCATTTATGGTGATGTGGATATTCGTCATAGGCAACTGCGTCATCCAAATTTCTGTTCCATAAACATTATTTTATCTTTAAGCCACAACTTTTCTTTTTTCAGTTCCATTATTTTCATATGTACTTCGCCAACGTCTTGTTCCTTTTCCTCAATTTCCCATATCATCTTATCCAACTCTCTGTGTCTAATTTTCAATTTTTCCAAATCAAGGTTGTATACTACGCTTTCGTCTGTCATTAAATGTCTCCTTACATTTTTGCGTCACTTAAAATATGCTTAACCCATTCTACATCGCTTACAAACGCTTCAAAACGTTTGCTCCAATATATTGGGTCTATAAAATCGTTAATCAATCCTAATTGTTCATCAGTCATTTTCTCTAACATCTCCATACCTGTTTTACAATTATAGATTGTCCATGGACTTATTTTTCCATTTCTAATTAATGATACTGCTTTATTGAAACTTACAAACTTAAAGAAATGATTAAATTGGGCATTATTGTCTGTTGCCCATTTTTCCATAGTTATAATACTGCGTTCTAATGCATCACGAACATTTTCAGTTTTAATATATGGCAACAAATACTCTTCATATATTGCATCTTTACACCAATGATCCAATTTTTTATTTGCTTTTATAACATAGTCTATAAAATAGTCTGGATTTATTACGTTAATATTAATAATGTGATTACCAAATTTTACAAAAGCATTATAATATTGACTTTGTGCAAAGTGCTCATATGTTTTAAAATTTGAACTTCCTTGTGTTAACTCATAGAACCGTTTATAAGCAATGTACGCAATTTGCACATGCTTTTCATCTCTTTGTTGATGCCTACGCTTGGGCTCACATACGTGCGCCGCTAGTGTTTTCTCTCTTGTAAAACTCCTTTTACAAAATTGGCACTCATAGTTTTTCTCTGATTGACTTATCGTCGTATCCATGTTCTATCGCTAACTGTTTGAGTTCTTTCTTATCACACATCTCAGCATATGCTTCGATGTCACTTAATTTCCAAGTTGGATATAATTCCCTTAGAAACTTTGTCTTTTTATTATCTTTTACATTTTTTTTCATTGGCAGATACTTGCGATTAAAACTGCCAATCTTGGGATTAATAGCACATAAAAGCATCCATACTAACTTTGGATGCTTACTAATTTCCCAGAAATCTTTATTAAGTTCTTCATTTGTGGAGCGTATCATATATTCTTGCATGTCACTACTGCCTGTAGCACTTGCATTATATTTTAACTGCAAATAAGAACTAAATGCTTTTTGTTTTTCTTTTCCGATCCGCCCATAAAACCAATAATCTTTTTTATCTAATGCATTAAAGACCTCTTTAAGAGGCAATACTGGTTTTTTACTTGGCATTTCTTTCTCTAATGTGCATATGAAAATTATTTGTGAATACTTCTGATATGTATTCTTCTATTTTAACATGTTTCATGTATTTGTCAAGTTCAAACGGAATATCATCAGCAATTCGCCTAATCAAACCTATAGGATATTTCTCATTAAACCGATTACAAATCGCTTTTAAATTAAATGCATCCACAATATACCCACTCGCTGGTCTTGCTTCTGGCATATAACTAGGTGAGTTTTTATATACGTTATTAGTTAAACCATCTGGTGAGCCTAGATCAAACCCTATTAAATCTATTTCACAATAATCTCGCATCGCTAATTGTAATGCCATACAACCTGCGCTCATCATTGGCTCATACTCAGGCATATCCTCTACAAAATAAACATGCTTTGGCATACCATAAAATGTTCTACCTTCAGGTATATTTGTAGTGCGTCCTTTAAGATGAGTATTATATTCAAACTCTTTCCGCATTGCTTCATCAATTATAACTAAATGATCCGCGGAAAAATCCCTATATAGTCCATTACAACCATATATTTCCCACTTGTCACGTCTAAATAAATTTAAACCAATTTGTTTACGACTTTCGCCGTTTCCTACTACTAATGCTTTCTTCATTACATTACTTGGTTAACATCTATTACCTCTGATTGTTTATTAATTTCACTTACAAAATACGCACATTGGGGTTTTGGATTATCATTTAATGGTACTGCTAATAATTGTCCTGTTTTAAGTTTTGGGAAATACCATTTAACTTCTGTATAGATATCTACAATATCTATTTCCCTATACTCATGCATGTATCCACTCAAACAATTATATAAAAATGCCTCAAAACCTCTATCATTTACGCTTGTTAAAGGCAATACTTCTAAATCACCTACTTCAGGACTACCCACTACAATATGCCAATCAACTGGCATCATTATTTTATCTTTTCCCAATTGAATTACTAATGCTGGCGCATTAAAACTCTCTAAAAATATTAGAGGAATAAAAAAATAATCTGGATCCTGTGGATTACTATTATCCAATATACAAAAACGAACATCATCTACCCTCTCGGGCATCTCATTCATAGCAAACGATTTATTATCTAATGTTAAAATTCTCATTGATTTCCTTTTTTAATTGATTAAAAAGGTGGAATTTGTTCTCCTACTCCTTCGTCTTCTTTAAGATCTTCAGGTTTAGTCATAACATCTTTCCCTTTTTGTCTTGCATCGTTAGGA